AAATTGGGCACAGTCAACCCCGATGCCTTTCAGCCGTGCATTGGGGTGATAGGGGGTGCCGATCCATTCCCGTGCCGTTGCCAACAGCCGGGTGCATTGTGCTTCGGTCATCAGATGACGGTTTCAGGTGCTGGTGTGTAGGGCTGGCCGCCGAAGTGGATCAGGTTGCCATATTTTCCATTGCAGGTTTCCAGCAGTTTGTTGCAGCCAGGAAAAGCAATCAAGCCGGTGCCGGTCAAGATCGGTGCCAGGGCTGGAATATCCAGCTTCAATTGAGTGGTGGAAAGCTGCTGGCGAATCGAAACCGTCAGCCCTGCATTATTGCCGGTTGTGAATTTCACTTGGCCCTGGGTGAACGGCAAAGGATCAGTGCCGAAGGCAGGCAGTGGCAAGGTAACCACGATCAGGTTCTGTGTGGTGCCTGCACCCGTGCTGCGTGATTGCTGATAACTGGCAACATTCAAGCCACAGTTTGAATTGAACAACGAATGACGGCAGGCAGATTGGTACACGTTCGGCGGCCAGGGCTGTTTCAATCTATAAAGTAGATCGGCAACACCGAACTTGGCATGGGCCCGATCCAATTCTTTCACGCTGGTGATGTCACCCAGGAATTTGGTTTCCAGTCCCAGGGAAAGATCCCCATAAGTGGGCATGTATGCCGTCTGCACCTGCACCGTGGCTGCATCGAAAAAACCCGAATAGACGGCCTGCAACAGAAAGACATTCGGCAGCACGGTCACCGATCCCCCGGCATCGGCATCGGTGTCCACAAAATCAAGTTCCATTTCGCTGCTGCTTACATCAAAGCTGGCTTCACTGGTGATGGAACCACGTTTCCACTTTCCCCACTTCATTGCATAGAAGACTTGCCCTGCCGAAACAATATCCAGTTGGCCATCGGTTGCCCTGATCACCAGCCCGTTGGCCAGGGTAATCGTGAAAAGGTCATGGATGAAGGGCGCTTCTGTTCCGGCCCAGGTCTTCAGTGCCTGCACCAGTGTTGTGATGTGCACACCACTGGTTGTTGTGGTGCTGTTGTAGGCCGTTGCCGGGGGTGCACCTTTTTCCACCTGGGAACCAGCCAGGATTGCCGTGCCGGTCGTTGCCACAGCATCGGCACCGGGCCCACTGCCAGTGTTGGTGCCGGTTGCCGGGTAAACCGTCAACGTGATGGTTGTGTTGGTGCTGTTGTTGGCCAGGGTCACAGAAAGCCGCCAGAACGAACCAGCATCGTCAACGAAGCCTGCCGAACACACCCCTGTATCGGTATTCAGTCGGGCTGAAAGTGTCAACGGGGTGCCGCCTGACAGGGCCAGATTCAAGCCAACTGTGTTGGCTGCACCGTTCGTCTTCCGAAAATAAACCGATGCCGTGTAATTCTGAGTGTTTGCCGGGATTGCCTGGGCCATGGCCAGCCCTTGCACGGCTGTTGCACTGTTGTCCTGCAACTGGCTGGCATTCTTGGTTTCACCATCGGGCCCGATCATGCCGGTGCCGACCACCTGGGCCGTACCTGTCCAAAAACTATAATCTTCGGAATGGGTGAGAAGGTTTGTAACTGGTAGATTGATTGGAACGGTGAAGCTTTGCTTCATAGGATCACAGAATGGAAGGCAACTTTGGGAAGTTCCCACACACTTTGCACCAACTGCTGCAAGTCGGAAAGCTTGTCTTCGTCAAACCGGCACCGGAAAAAATAATTGCCCGACCACTTCAGGGTTGCACCGGCTGCCGGTGCACTGGTGAACGTGATCACCCCGGTTGGTGAAACCGTGTAGGCAGAAACACTTTGCAAAACACCGTTCACATAGATGGCCGGTGCACCGTTGAAGTTCTGCACAATGTCCGTTCCACCAGCAATGGGCCGTGTAATCTGGAATGCCGTTGTGGTGCCATCGCCGGTTGCAAACTGCACCTGCCCATCGGTCACATTGTCGTAAGGATCATTGAACAGCCAAGTGGAAAACCGGCCACGCATCTGCATGTGGAACCCGACCACGGAAGCAACAGCAGATGCAGTCTGTTTGTTTAGATCCCCGGACAGCAGTGCAAAATCCAACTCGTAATGCCAGATGGGATACACGGCCATGGATTTGGCCAGTTCCCCACGAAGGGATGTTGACGGCAACACGATGCTGGCATATTCGGCATATTTGATGATCGGCCACGTATAGCAGCCGGACGGCATCACCAGGGTTGGGAACTGTGCATTGGACATTTAGACTCTCGCAAGTTCACGGCGAACCATTGCCTTCACTACATCCCGGTGTTTATCCAGTGCACCGGCAACATCGTTCCGATCCCACACACTGAATTGGGGTGCATAGGTCACGTTTGCAGTTCGCCTATCCTGTGGCTGTAAGGCAATACTATCTTGGGCCATTCGCATCAAGGCATTAGTAACAGGTGCCGGGAAAACACCTTCACCCTTGTGCACCAGGGCAATGCCGGTGTTGGGGATGACACCACCTTTTTCAAAACTGCCCATCTTGGCTAGGCCAGCAAAGGCCATGCCGATCCCATAGGCCAAGCCGGACATTGCAACGGCGGCAGGCAGCATCATGGTTGCCGAATACATGGCAAAGGTATTGGCAGCAGCCGTGCCAGCATCACTTTGGGCAATAGCAGTGTTGGCAGCTTTCTTCTGTTCAACCTGATCCTTTTGTTGTTTCTTGGTATCAATCCCGAAGGCTGCCAGCAGCTTCATCACAGCCCACGTCATCAATGCCTGCACACCGATTTGCACGAAGCTTTCAATAGCAGCAGCAGCAAACGATTTCCAATCGCCTTCGCCTTCCACGAGAAATTTGGTTAGGGCACTTGACATGTTATCCACGGTCTGCATGAACGTGTCACCCAACTTCTTAAAGACGGCTGCCTTCGATGCATTATCTTGGGCCCATTTATTCAGATCGGCTTTGAAGCCTGTGGCCATTTCCCCCCTGGCACCAGCAATTTTGCCATTCCATTCTTTTTCCGTGCGGAACTGATCTTGTTTTAGTTTCAGGTACAGTTTTTGCAGGGTGTCGAAGATGGCTTTGTCTTCCGGGCTTCCAGCAATCCCACCAAGGGTGATGTTGCTGTAGCGTTGCAGCAGTGGTTCTATCTTCTTCAATTCGTCGGCATAGTCGTCCAAGGCAGCTTGTTTTTCTTTGGTGTACAGTGCCAGCTTTTTTTCAGCAGCTTCGTGTGCACTTAGCAGGCCCAGGGATTCTTGCAAACGGATGTCCTGTTCAGCCAGGGCAGCATCACGTTCCCGTTGGGCTGCATTTACATGGCGCAGTTTTTCTTCTTCTTCTATGCTGGCAATCTGCTGAAGATCCCTGGCCCGTTCCATGTAATCAAGCACACCCTGGTAAGCACTCTTTTCATCCCTGGCACCATCGGCAATATTCTGCTGAATTTGTCGCCACCGATCCATCAGTGTAGGGACACCTTTTAATTGGTTCGTTAGATCAATGATTTTGTACACATGGGTTGTGGCCTGTGTGACGATAGCTTTCTGGTTTTCAAGGCTCTGTTGTTCGACATAGGTAATCGAAGTTGTTAGTTCAAGTATTTTTTCGGTTGCTTCACGGGCTTCTTTCTGTTTGTCGGCCTTATAGTTTTTTATAAATTCGGCCCGATCAGCTTCACCGATTGCCCGTTTATCGGCTTCGTCTTTAGCTGCCTGATCAAGATGTTCCAGTTGTATTTGGGCCATTTGCCTTGCGCCACGAATCTGCCGATCTACCTTTTGTTCCCATTCGTCTTTGACAGCTTTGATTCTTTCCAGGGCATCTTTCTTTTGTTGATCAGTGCCGCGCCGAAGGATGTCGGCTTCCTTCATTTCTGCTTCCTGCAATTTTGCAGCACCTTCTTCCCGCGTCCGTGTGATGTCATGTATGGCACTTTGATAGGCACCAACCATGGCATCGGTTTGAGTCTTTCCGGTAAAGAATGCCGTGACGCGGCTAACACTTTCTGCCTGTAGTGCTTTGCTGGCTTCTTCAATGACTTTATCTAAAGACTTCCAAAGTGCATCGGCCTGATTGGTAGATTCCAACAGTGCCAGGGTCAGAGCATTTTTTGGTTTCAATCCCTGAAGTACACGGATTTGATCGTCAATCTTCAGGGTGTTCTGCATCAGGCGGTTGCCTTGCTCAAGTATCTGTGTATTTAATTCATTGAATTTTTCCTTTGCTTTCTGTGTTGCTTCGGCCATCTTGGAGAATTTTTCATAGGCTTCGGCAAGTGCCATGACCAACGAAACAATGGCCACTGCACTGAAGGCACCGGCCAGGGCAGTGGAAACACCGGGCAGTTCGGCAACGAAGCTGCGAACGTGTCGCGGAAGTTTGATGCCGATGTCTTCACCCAACAGGGCCAGGGCACCACGGGCTTCGGAAAAATCCACACCATCAAGTTCACGGTTGATTTTTTCTTTGCTTTGGCGTGCCTTCTTTGCAGCTTCGTCCAATCCAGGGGTGAACGTGGCTGTGTTGGCAACCAGATCAACCCGAAGTGTGCCGACTATTATTTGCGCCATTGCTTGTTACCTTCCATGATGTGAACACTTCCTGAAAAATTTCTTCTGCGTCGGCAAAGCCTTCCTTCTTCAATCCATCAATGGCCCGCTCTCGCATCTGTTGCAGTTGTTCCGGTGATGCTGTGCCGATCATGCCGAACAGGGAAGCAATATTTTTCTTGGCCCGGTCACGGTCTGTTTCCGGCATTACAAAGTCATAGGGTGAAATGGGGGGATCGGTCGGACGGCGATTAAGGTTGATCAGTGTGGCTGCCACGGTTGCAGCCGTCAACATTTGATACCTGAAGTCAATTCGTCTTCGTTCCAGAAGGGCATCAAACATTCGCGGGGTCATTTGGCCAAACTCTTCTAGGCTTAGGCCCAGGTCAAACCGTGCAAGGGCCCACAGTTCACACCACGTTTCGGGCTCACGTTCTAGCTTGGGCCCGGAAGGTTTGGCCCGGTTTCCCCCGTGCCGTTTTTACCTGCCAGTTGTTTGTTGACCATTTCGATGGTGCCGGGGAAACAATTTTCCACCAGCATCCAATACACTTCGGTTTCAATTTGGGCAGGGCCAAGAAAACTTCGGGCTTCGGCCAAGGTCACTTCGGGATGGTAGTGGTCAAACGATGCCCAAAAAACCGTGGTGATGTTTTCCGGGCCAAGATCCTGCCATGCTGTTCGGTCAAATAGCTTTCGGCCTGTGGCTTCACTAGCTTTGTGGATTGCATTGTAATCCAGTATCAGCTTGTAAGTTTTCACTTCGCCGGACGGCAGTGTTACCTCGAAAGGCACTGGTTCGGCAACGGCACTTTTCAATCGTTCAATACGTGCAAGAACTGGTGGAGTCATGCGAATGTAACCGTCCCACTGATTTTGATTTTGCCGGTCAACTTGGCTTCCTTGGTGAAGTCCAAATTTTTATCAAGGCTGTTGATAATGCCCAGGAAGCTGAAAGTTCCACCAGGGACTGGCGGCAGAACCACTTGCCAGTTCTTTAAGGCAGCACTCAGCTTGATGGCTTGCAGTGACTGTTGAATGGGATCTTGGGGAAGAAAGTTTGCCGTGAAGCTGCATTCACCTTCATCCACCAGTGTGGCAATGAATTCCCGAACACGGTTGGGTGATTGGGCATGGGTCACATCAACGGTGTCCACTTTGGAACCTGTGAATTCCACGGTTTGAATTTCGGGGATGGCTGTAAATATTTCTGTTGGGGTTCCGCCATCACCGACCTTCAGAAAAAGCCCATAGCCAGAAAATGCTTGTGACATAGTTTCTCCTCTGCCGGTCGTTCACCGGCTGCTGAAAAGTTATTCATCGTGCTGAAATTCGATCTCAAGGCAACGGCGGAAGATATACCCGGACGTTCCGGGTTCGTAATGGAAATCCATTTCGTTTGTGACCACACTGCCTTGCACCCTGGTGCCGTCCGGCAGTGTGACGTTGATCATGTTTTCCAGTGCCAGCCGCAGGGCAGCCGTCACATCACGGGATTCGGTGAAAGTTTCGGCATAGGTATCGAATTGCAGATAACTAAAACGCAGGCCCGATGGCCCGTTGGCCGACCACACACGGCGGGTTGAAATCACCGTGAAGACAACAGCAGGCAGGGGGGTTTCCTTAACCGGCATCTTCACGAAGAAAACCCGGTCGGCAATCAGGCTGTTGATGTTTGGCTGTGTTGCTAGAAATTGGAAAAGCCCGGTTTCGAGCATTACTGTTCCAGTGCTTTTAGCTCATTCCATAACAGATCGGCAAACAGTTGCAGGATGTCATCTTGGTGTTCCATGAACGTTGGCCGCATGAATGGGTGTGCAGCCATTTTTTTGGTGCCGAATTCATGGAAGATCCCCCAAAAGGCTTCCTTGGCAGGCCCAACATGAATTGTGAACAGGTCTTCTTTGGATTCAATTCGGACTGCCGAACCGATGTGTGTTTCTAAAAAGCCGGTGTTTTTGGGCACCCGTTCCTGCATGTCGCCAACCCAAATTTCAGCAGCTTTTCTACCTGCATTGCGAAATGCTTTCCGGGCCTGTTTCGGCCCGATGTCCTTTAATTTTTTTTCCAGTTCATCAAGGCCAACCACCTGCACACGGGCCAGCCCAGGGATCGTGACATTGCTAAAGTCAGCCATGTTGACCATCGTTTCTTTCTTTGCACATCAACCACATTTCAATCTTCCGTTCATCAGGATCTAGCACGGCCTGAATGATGAAGATTCGGCCATCGGGCAATTGCACCAGCATCTTTGCCAGGACACCGGGCAGGTATCGCATCACAATTTTGTGTGTAACTTCGGCAACCACCTGTTGGCTTTTCTCAAGATCCCGTCCGGCCAGGGCCCGGACGGATGCCCAGGTGCTGGCAAATTTTTCAGGTGGAAGGAATTCACCGATGGGGCTTCGTTTCTGTTCGGCCAGCAGCAGGGTAATGCACACATTCATTGCACCCGGTGATGTATAGCCGACTCCGGTGCTGAGGCGTTTTAAGGGCACCTTTAGTGTTTCAGCACAACGGCAAATTTAAGCAGGGCATTGTCGGAAGAAATGTGGATCGTTCCATCCGATTGCTTCCAGCCGACCACCTGGGACATCTGAATTGCACACAAGGTGCCGGGGTTGACCACGTAAGCTGCAATGTCACCAGTCCGGCCAAGCTGGTCGGGTGCCGATGTGATGGTGAAGTGATGCAGGACAGTATCATTGTTGAAGATCCACAACACTTCCTGCCCGGTGCATGGGATCGTGTTGCCGTTGGCAAGATCACTGGCAAAGGCAATGTTCAGATCGTTGGCAGCAGGCATGTAATTGTTTTGCTTCAACACCTGCGGAACAATCGGGGTCATGGGCACCAGTGGTGCCGGTGCCGGGGATTTGTCGGATGCTGCCGTGCCTGCCGGTGCAGCCGGTGTTCCCGGTTGTGCTGGTTTTTCGGGTGCTGTGTCCGGTGTTGGTTTTTCTGGTGCCGGTGCTGGTGCTGGTGCTGGTGTTGGTGCCGGTGTTCCCGATTCCAGTTCGGCTTGCGTTTCGGTGAATGCCGATGGTGAAGTGTTCATTGGAAGATCCTTTCCTTATCCCCGGCTTGGGGCAAAGTCGAT